CCTTATCAAAGGTGTCTCTATCGGATTCATCCCCAGCGAATACGAAGCGCTTGGGAAGGATATGGGCGTTCGCTTTACAAAAGCTGACGTGCATGAGTTGTCCCTTGTGGCTATTCCGTGCAACCCAGAAGCAGTGATTACCGCGTTCAAGAGCCTCGAAGCCGCTGAGGTTACGCAAGTAACCGAAGTACCAGAAGTAACGGGCGAAAACCCCGTGCAACCCGTTGTAAAAACCCCGCGTCTGGTCAAGCTTGACCTTTCGTATCGTAAATATTAAGGACTACAAATTGTCTATCGCTGAAAAAATCAAAGCCCTTACGGCACGTCTGGCACAAGCTGAAACCGCACGTAACGAACTCGTTGTGAAGTCGGTTAATGGCGATACCGCCCTCACGGACGAAGAAGTAACGCAATTTAACGCGTTCGAAAAGGAACTTACGGACGGTGCTGCAGAATTGGGCCGCCTTAAGACCGTTGAAAAGTCGATGGCTGCGCAAGCTGTTGCAGTGGCTACCGTTACGACTACCACTGTTGAGCCGGTTATCACGACCAAGAGCAACGCACCCAAGGGTTCGGCTTTCACGCGTACCGCGATGATTCTCGCTAAGGCCAAGGGCGATTTGTCGCTGGCTAAGTCGCTCGCAGAAGCGCACTACAAGGATGACGCTGTTGTTAATGGCATCGTTAAGGCTGCTGTAGCTGCAGGCTCTACGACCGTTGCGGCATGGGCCGGTAACTTGGTGTACCCGGAAACGTATGGCGGTGACTTTATCGAACTGCTGTACCCGCAAACCGTGGTTGGTCGTCTCGCCGCGCGCAAGGTTCCGTTTAACGTTCGTATCGCGGGCCAAACTGGCGGTCAATCGGTGGGCTGGGTTGGTGAAGCTGCGCCCGCTCCGGTTACGTCCGCTGCGTTTAACGCCGTGTTCCTGACGTGGAGCAAGGTCTACGCGCTGTCGATTCTTTCGGATGAAATTATCCGCTTCTCGAATCCGGCTGCTGAAGCTCTCGTGCAAGCTGACTTGATTAAGGCTACGGCACAAGGCATTGATACCACGTTCCTCGGTGCTGCTGCTGCTGTCGCTAACGTGTCGCCTGCAGGTATGATGAACGGCGCTGCTGCTGTCGCTGCTACGGGTACGGATTATGAATCGCTCCGTAAGGACGTTCAAGCCCTGCTGGCTCCGGCTATCGCTGCTAACTACAACTTGCAAACGGCTGTGCTGGTTATGTCGCCTGCTCGTGCGTTGGCTATCGGCTCGATGCTTACTCCCCTTGGTGTCCTCGCTTTCCCGAACCTGACGATGGAAGGCGGCTACTTGATGGGCCTTAAGGTCATCACGTCGAATAACGTTGCTGGTACGGTTATTCAATTGCTGGTGCAAGATGAAATCTTCCTTAGCGAAGATGCAGGCCCGCAGATCGATATCTCGCGTGAGGCTTCGATCATTATGGACAGCAACCCGGCTGGTGCAGTGTCTACCCCGGTCTCGATGTTCCAAAATGGTTTGGTCGCTATCCGTATCGGTCAGTTCATTAACTGGGCTAAGCGTCGTAACTTGGCTGCTGCTCAAATCACTGGTGCGGCCTACGGCTCGTAATAGTATTGCCCGCGTAACTGCGGGCTAATTCTTTAGGAATCCTATGGCATTCAAACCACGCGATATCTTGCCGTTGTATAACGCGCAAAAAGTTGGCCTCATTGTTCTGCAGTTCAAGGGTAGCGCTCCCGCTAATACCGTTGGTGTTGACGGAAGCATTGCACTTGATTCGATGGACGGTAAGCGCTACGTCCGCACCGCTGGCGTTTGGGCGCTAGCGTCTGTTTAACTGACTGGCCCGGAGGGCTTATGTTCGAAAGAGTTCGGGTGCAAGCCCTGCAAGACATTCAGTTTAGCCCTGTGTTTCACACGGGAGAATTTAGAGAGTACAGCCCCACGGATGCAAGAGCGCTTATCGCTCTGGGCTGGGTAAAAGAAGTATCACTTACGGAAGACGAGCCTAAGCGCGGTCCCGGTCGTCCTAAGAAATCAGTCTAACTACAAGGAGACCTATGGGCTTTCTCGATAGCATTACAAAAGGGTACTTTCGTAAAAAGCCCGGTAAGACTCCGCTAGGCGTAGGTCTCTCCGCTACGATGTTCCCTGGTGGAGACGGGCTTTTTGCACGTGAGCCATACACGGGAGCATGGCAGGAGAATAAGAGCCTAGTAGGACAGAACGGGATGCTTGCCTCCGGTCCCGTGTTTTCGTGCGTAGACCTTATCTCGTCCGACATTTCCAAGCTTCGTATCAAGTACGTTAAGCAGATTGACGCCGTTTGGCAGGAGTCTCCCGCACCACGTTACACGAAAGTACTAAACAAACCGAACCACTACCAGACACGCCAACAATTCATTAAGCTGTGGCTGTCTAGTAAGTTGCTCTGGGGTAACACATACGTTCTTAAGACGCGGAATTCTATCGGCGCAGTTATCGCTATGGAGATTCTTAATCCGCGCTACGTTATCCCGATGGTTGCTCCGGACGACTCGATATTCTATCAAGTCACAATGTCCCCGCTGCAAGTGTCCCCGCTAGAGGCTGTAGTAATTCCGGCCAGTGACATTATCCATGATCGCGGTATCTGTCCTTGGCATCCATTGGTAGGTGTGTCCCCGCTCGTAGCGTGTGCGGTCTCCGCTACGATGGGTAGCAACATTGCGGTTAATTCGGCTGCATTCTTTGGTAACGCCGCGCGCCCTTCTGGTGTGCTTACCGCTCCGGGCGCATTGTCTCAGGAGCAAGCGGACAAGGCTAAGGCTAATTGGGCTGCAGCTAACTCCGGTACTAGCAGTGGCAGCGTGGCTGTCCTAGCTGGTGGACTTACGTACTCGTCTATGACTATGACTAGCACTGATGCTCAGCTTATCGAACAGCTTAAATGGTCCGTAGAAGATATTGCGCGCTGCTATCACGTTCCCTTGCATAAGCTAGGTGCGGAGACTGCCTCACGCCCTGCAGCTAGCGCGGCTATCTACGAGGGCATGTACTACAGCGATTGCTTGCAGGCGCATATTGAGGGATTGGAGCTACTTCTAGACGATGGTCTAGGCGTCCCCGATGGACAGGGTACGGAGATTGATACGAACGGGCTTATGCGTATGGACGCAGCGGCACAGCACGCGGCTAATGCACAGGCTGTTAGCTCTGGCGTTATGTCGCCTAACGAGGCACGCGCTACGGTTGGTCTGCCTCCGGTTGAGGGTGGCGAGACGCCTTACCTCCAGGCCCAATGGATTCCGCTTTCTATGCTTAAGGAACGCCAAGCAATTACGGATGGTTCTGGGGGCACTACTACGCCAGCGGGAGAGACTATGAAGCCAGCTAATACGCCCGCTAAGAAGCCCACGGCTAACGCTACGGAAGGGGACTCTAATGAGTGATCTAGTAACCCTTGACGAAGCTAAGTTTCACCTTCGTATTGATGATACGTTCTCAGACGTAGACCTGTCCGAAAAGATTACACAAGCCTCGGACATTGTTACGGATTATGTTGGTACTACAGCAGCGGACGGTAGTACGCCCGCTGATTGGACCACTGACAAGGTACCGCCTCGCGCAAAGCTCGCTACCCTCCTCGTACTGGCGACCATCTTCGCTAGTCGTGAAGGATTCGACGACCCGCTAAGCGTGGGTGCAGTTTGCTTGCTCTCCCGTCTCCGTTCCGTGGTATTCGCCTAATGACTCCCGGCCAGAAGAAACGGAAAGGCTCCGGGATTCTAGCGGGAGACCTTGGCCTTAAGGTATCGCTACAGCGTAAGTCCTCCGGTAAAGACGAGCTAGGCCAGCCTATCGAAGTATGGACGGAATACGCTTCTGTATGGGGCAAAGTCCTAACGCTTAATGGTATAGAGAAAGTAGCGGGCGGAACGCAGATTGATAAAGGTAACGCGAGTATCCGTATTCGCTGGCGTTTAGGAATTAACAATGGAGACCGGGCTATAGCTCAGAACGTTATTTATAACATTGCATCCGTGTTGCCTAACGTTGCTACTCGTGAGTTCGTGGACCTAGCATGTACGGAGAACGCAAATGCAGGCTGAAGCTATCGTGTATGGCGCACTATCCGCCCTTGCTGGCGGGAACGTCTACCCAGACTTAGCGCCTGCAGCTACACCCGCACCATGGATTACGTATCAGGCAGTCGGAGGACAGACGTTCGTTACCCTTGATGCCGATACACCTTCTACCCGTAACTCCCGTATGCAAGTAACTGTGTGGGCTAAGACTCGCTCACAGGCCGCAAGCATTATGGAACAAGCATTCGATGCATTAGTAAATCCTGCAGTAAAGGCCGTGCCTATCGGTGCGCCTGTCAGTACCTTCGAAGCCGATACTTTGCTGTATGGCTCACGTCTAGATTTTTCCATTACTTACTTAGGATAACAAATGAGTTCTACAGCAATTACAGCACAGGGAACAATCCTCGCGTATAACAGCGGTACTACGTCCACGCCTATTTGGTCTCCCGTCACTAACCTTACAGACGTATCGGGCTTTACCCAAGCTGCTAACGTTATCGACGTTACGGACCTGGATAGCGTTGCTAAAGAAAAACGTCTTGGCCTGCAAGACTGGGGACAGCTTACGCTCGCCCTTAACATCAACCTCACGGAAACTTCGCACTCTGCTTTGCTCGCTGCTAAGAAAGCCGGTAGCCTGCAAATGTTTAAGATGACTCTTTCTGATGCGTCTACGATTGCATTTAGCGCGTACGTGTCTAGCTTCCCTATCTCCGCTAAGGTGGATGCGGTTGTGTCGGGATCGGTTAGCCTTGAGGTAAGCGGAGACATTACCGTTACCGTTGGCAGCGCGTAACTAAGGATACCTAATGGATAAAGCACAACTTTTCGCAGCACTCGAAGCTGAAGTTAAGGCAGTAGAAGTTAAGGCCGTTAATGCGGTCCTTTACTTTAAGGTACTTACCGGTAAAGCCCGCGATGAATTCCAGGCGCTTATTACCTCTGGTGACAAGTCCGCTAGCCACTTTGAGGCAGCTATCGTAGCCGCTACCGTGGTTGACGCTAACGGCGTTCCTACGTTTAACGCGGACGATGTTGCTACGCTCCGTGATAAGTCTGCTAGCGCTGTATCGGCTATCGCTGCTGAGGCTCTTAAGGTTAATAACATCGGTGCCGATGCTGAGGAAGCCGCAGTAAAAAACTAAGATCGAGTCCGGAGCGTTTGTTCTGGTTCCGGCTCGCTAAAGAGTTACACAGCACAGTAGACGAGTTGCAGCACAGAATGTCTAGCGCGGAATTTGGGGAGTGGAAAGCGTACT